AAGCAGCGTTTCCTTGCACTATCTAACTCGGACCGTCGTCTTTGTTATGTTCTTAATATAGCAAAAGAATACACAAAGGTCAACCTATTTTTTTAAGATTTTGTGCATATCTTTTACTTTTTATTTGTATTTGATCGTATTCAACACGATCACCTAGTTTTGCATCAAAAGTAATTGTTTCAAATAGTACATCAATTAATCCTGTTTTCCAGTTATCAGGTCTAATAACACTAAACTTTCTATTTTTATTATATTTGTAAATTGTTCCTGTTGGCATTACATCATCTCCAATTGTAATAGTGTTTGATCTAACTTTCCAAAATTATAAAGATGTATAGGATTGTCATTTCTTAAATCTTTTACAAACTTTACCGTGTTAAATCCTTTCATAGTAACGTATGTTAATCCTCTTAAATTGCCTAATGCATAAGCAACACTATCTGTTATTCCACAAATTTTTGCATATTTCCATAAACCGTCTAGAGAGCAGTTAGTTGCAACACCGTACCGTGTCTTCTTTTCCCAAGTATTTAACATTTTAGGATTGAAACATAGTTGACTTATTCCTCCTTTAAAATGCAAATACTTTGTGTATGCCATGTTAGAGTAAGTTTCACTTTGTGGATATACACCACAATACATATCAAAGCCATATGATTCTATAGCATCTCTTACTTCATAAAATGTTTGAAAAACTTTTCCATGATACGTACTGCCTCCAATAAGTAAAACTTTATCAACACCTGCTTTGCGCATTGCAATACAATTTTCATGTAGTTCAGTTTCACTTTGTATATTACGTGCAGCAATATGTGCCATAGCTTTTGAACTTCCAGCTAAATCATTAATTTCTATTGCTGCATCTTTTACCTTTGAAAGACTTGTGTTAGGCAAATGAGTAATACTAATACCGCTTGCAGTATCAATTGCATATTTACTTAACTTTTGTTTTGGAGTTTTTTCAATACTAATATCCATTATGTACTTAGCTTAAAAATAATTCAGCACTATTTTTTCCTACTTTTGTACCACATACATCACAAGTCTCGCAAGCATTACTAAAATTTCTATTACCGTTGTATAATTCTTGTCTTAATTTTACAAAATTATTATTCATCCATATTTTTGAAAATGTATTATTATGTATATTTCCAAATGGTAATTGCTTCCTACTCCAATCATTACAACAAAGTCTTACATCTCCATTCCAATCTATAAATCCTTTATATGACGGCATATAACAAGGATTGCTGTTAGATTTTTTGTATAATAATCCACCTCTGTTGTTAAATCCATATTGATTAATTAATGCAGGATCTCCAGTGTCATAATGTGGACGCAATATAAATTTATTTTTTTTATTTTTAAGTAAATTTTTAAATTTTTTTACTTGTTCTTTGCCATCGTAACAATCAATAATTAATAAATCTAAGAATTCTAAATCTTGTAAAGTAATTTTACCATTTAAAATATTATCGCCGTTTGTTATTAATTCAGTATGATAATGTTTAGAAAATATAGTACATATTTGTACAATGTCTTTATTTAATAATGGTTCGCCAAATCCTGTAATATTAATATCTCCATTATACTCAGCATCTAATAATTGTTCAACAATTAATTGAGCTGTTTCTATTGTCATATTTAAATTACGATTTGGATATAATAAAGGATTAACTCTAGGACAAAAACTACAAGTTCTGTTGCATAATTCTGTTGGATTAATTTCTATTGTAGCTAATCCTAATAACTTAGGATTAGATATTGATACTTTGGTAAATCGATTGTTTCTATATTCAATATGTTTATTAACATTAAACTTCATTGTAATATATACCAAAAAAATAGGCCCCGTAGGGCCTATTTTAAAATCATATAAGTTTAAACTTAGCTGAAGCTTAGGTTTCCGCTGTTTACTTCTACCTTTTCTAGGTAGTCAGCTGCGTTACCTAGCGACGATGCTGTGTTTGATAGCTCAACATATCCGTAACGTGTCATGAAGCTCACAACTGGTTCGAATGATGTCGGATCTAGTACAACGCCACTGCTCATCAATGGGATGTATGGGCAGTAGAACGCTGCTGCGTCTGATTCGCTAGTACCTTTGTAACCAACTAGTACATCGTCGTCTGCTGCATATGTGTTTACATATACTTTCATTGCATTGTTCAATGTACCAACCATTTTTGTGTTTGTCGGTGCTTCAAATGTACCCTCTGTAGTACGTGCAAATGCTGATGTAGTTGCACTTTGTAGTACGGTTAGGATTGCTGGTGAAACAACAGCCCAGTTACCTGCACCACGGCGTGTACGCTGTGCGATGCGGTTTGCTGCGCGGTTAACTAATACTGCTAGTGCAGCATGTTCGTCACCAACGAATGTTGCAGTACCTGATACAGCCGCTTGGTTAAATGTGTCTGTACCTGTTCCTGCTAGTGTGTTTAGAGATGCTAGAATCTCTTGGTCGATTTCTGCAGTAATCTCTTGTGCTAGTGCAGCCATGATTTCTGCTTCTACGTCGATACCGTGTTGTGCTTGAGCGTCTTGTGCCGCTTCAAATGTCCAACGTGCTGATAGCTTACGTGATTTAGCTTCCACGGTCTGTTTCAAGATCTGGATGCTTAGTCTGTTACCAGCTGCACCTTCTAGTGCCGCAGTTGCATCAGCTTTTGCTGTTGTAGCATTACCTGAATATGCTTCTGCGATTTTGAATGGTGATAGTGCTTCTTCACCAGCTACTGCGCCTGCTGCGCCTGAGCCTGCTGTGTCGCTGTAGCGAACACGTAGTGTGTGAATTTGACCAACTGGTCCAGTCATTGGTTGAACACCAACGATTTCATTAGCGATGACGGTTGGCATAACACGTCTAATCACTGGTAGGATAACACGGTTAAGTGTTGCGATGTTACCGGCAGATGTAGCACCAGCAGTTGCAGTTTCAGCCAAATACTTGCGAGTATTTTCTAATGTTGAAGCCATTACTGCTTTCTTATTGCCTGATAGGCCTTCAAGAAGTGCTGTTTTTGTATCTTGCCAGCGACTTTCTAGTAGTTCTGACATAGGTTTCTCCTTAATTTAATCCAGCTAGACGTTTTATATCAATCACATTGTGATCTACGTCTGCTTTTACGTCATTTTGTGTTCTGTTGCCTGTTACTTCTTTTGCCTCTGCTAATACTGCCTTTTGTTTTGCTGGACCTTTACCGTCTAATACTGCCGGTAGATACTTATCAAAAGCAGAACGTAGTTTTGCTGTTTGAACTGATTCCAGTAAATCCATCATAATTGATTGTTGGTCTTTGCTCAATGGTGAGATTAGACCGCTAATTGTTTCTTTGCGGGCCACCGATTCGTTAATTGTTTTAATTTGCGATTCTTTGTTTTCCACAAGTTTTACTGCTTTCGCCGCCACATTTTTAGCTTCTGAAAGTTGCTTGTCTTTTGCGTCAATAACTTTTAAAAGTTTAGCTGTTTCTGATTTCTCATTTAAATAGCTATGTGAATATTCGTTAGCAAATGCTTCGAATAATTTACGACCGAAATCATTTTTACGTGCTTGATCAATATCTTCTTTAAGTGCCGAGATCTCTTTTTTAAGACCTTTTGACACGGTTTCAGATACCAACGCTGCACTTTTTTCAATAAAGTCTTTTTTAACTTTATTGACATGAGCTTTGCCTTCACGTACAAGACGTACTTTTGTTTCAGCAAGATCTTTTTTGTCTTCATAAAACTCTGCAAGTTCTTTTGCAAGCGACTCAACTACAAACTCTTCTAGAGCAACAAACTTGTCAGCCATTGCTTTTTGATCTGAGTGTAGTTCTTTGATTTCTTTTGCTAGTTGTTCACTAACAAATGATTTCATTAGATTAGCATTTTTACGCTGTGCAATAGCAAATTTTGCTTTTGCTTCAGCTAATTGCTTACGATCTTCTTGGAATTCTGCAATTTCTTCGCTAAGTTTCTCAGTCATCATAGCATCAATGGCTTCAACCATTGTGTCTTTATCATGCTCATACTTTTTAGCAAATTCTTCACGTAGTTCCGCAGTGACCTGAAGGCGATTTTCTTTCACCTTTGCGTTCCATGCTTCTTCTAGTTCTGAGCGCACTTCTTCCGATAGTGCAGTGTTTTCGAAGAGTGATTTTAGTGCATCTAACATTTTATATCCTCTCCTAGTTAGCGGAGTTTGCTTATTACATCTAATAAGCTCTCTTTTAAATATTTTTGTGCCTGTTTGTCGCCTTGAACTTCCCTTGATGTTTGGAACGCCTTATACCCTCCTCGGGTGTTCATAAGGTGTTCGTATATCGGTGTTGGGTATGCGCCTGGCGCACTTGGCTGCGCCACAACGTCTACGGTAATAATTTCAAAATCTGATACTTCACCGTTACCGCTTTCGCTTACATTACCACTACCTCTCGATGAAACACCTAGTTTAACGCCGCTTTCTAGCATTGTTTTAACTAATTGTCCCATCGGAGTTGGTAGTACTTTTAGTTTACCGTAACCGTTTGGGCCATCCATCCACATTTCTGTAATCATATGGCTTACACGATCTAAGTTAATATTAAGTCCATCTGGATGATCTACTTCGCCTAACACTGAGTAGCCACCACTAATTTGTTCGTTGAGTGTGGTGACAGCCCTGCCAATCTCGTTAACGGGATAAACACGCTGATTTGCGTTGCGTACTCCGCCTTGAATGCAAATACCTTTCATGTAAAGATCTTTGCCTTCGTTGGCAGACTCAACAACCATTTTAGCAGCATCAAAGCTCAAATGTTCGTTCAGTAGTCTCATACGTCAGTCCTTACTTCGCTCTTTTTGGAGCACCGTTTAGAGGTGAACCTGCACCTTTATCGGCTGTCTCTGGCTTGCCCTTTTTCTCAGCGCCGTGGCCAGGTTGTGATGCTAACTTAGTAGCACCTTTCGCGCCAGGAACGTTTACGTTACCAGCGTTATCTTCTTTTGGAGCACTTGCACCTGTACCGCTTTCGTCAGCTGAACCGCCTTTTGCGATGTTTGCTGATGTGCCGCCCATGTTGTTTGGCTTTGCTACTGGTGATTTTGCATTTGCGCCATTGTCACCCATTGTTGCTGACACTTTATCTGTGTATTCACGCATAATCTCTGCATGTGATTTTGCTGATTTTGACTCTTCAACTTCTTCGTCAGCTGCTTCATCTACTTCTTCGTCTTCAAAAGCATATGATTCTTCTTCGGCTTCTTCTTCGTCGTCGCCTTCTTCTGAATCCATGTCCATTGGCATTTCATCACCTGGCTCTTCATCACCTGGCTCTTCGTCGCCCATCATAGCTTCAAATTCTGCTTTTAGAGCTTCTAATTCGTCTTCTAGGTCAGCAACACGATCTTCTACATCGCCTTCTTCGTCACCCATACCCATGTCGTCGTCACCCATTTCTGGTTCCATATCCATGTCGTCGCCACCGTCCATTGCAATGTCGCCCATCATGTCGTCTACTGGGTCACCTTCTGCAACATCAAACATTTCTTCAACTTCTTCATCAGATTCATCTAAATCTTCATCAGCAGCTTCGTCTACTTCTTCATCAGTTGCTTCGTCTAGGTCTTCTTCTGATTCATCTACTTCTTCATCTGTAGCTTCATCAACTTCTTCATCAGTTGTTTCTTCTACTTCTTCTTCATCTTCAAGTAGTGATTCGTAAATATCTCTTGATTTTTCTACCACGATTTCGTGGAACAATGCTTCTGCACCTTCTCTGTCTTCATTGACGAGACGCTCAAGCATTTCTTCAAACTTATTGCGATCAGTCATGTCATTCTCCTTTATTGTCAAGGCTGTCAGTTATATTTACACTTTTTAGAAAATATACGTGTAAAATGGGGTCAAAACAGCGTATTTTAGTGTATTGAAGTGGTGATGTTGAATTTTTCTACAAAATTTTCAACATCTATATGTGTTAGATTGGGTAAATCTTTTAAATGATCTGGTATAAATCCTTCATTTTCTATTATTCGATAGTATTTAGTTTTTGGAAACTGATTTATACACATCATAGTTTGTCTTGTCCAATTTCCAAAATAAGTTGCTCTGTCTTCTGTTCTTTTATAATTTTGCGATCCAGCATATATGTTATTAACAAATTGCTTATCTTTTCCAATTCCTTCATAATCAAAACCTAAAATGTAAATTTCGTCATATGAATGTTGACTAGCTAAAAGTAATGCAGTAGGTCCACTACTCCATCCTTTGTTTGGATTCATAATATTAATTTGAGGTAAACCTTTTGTAACTTTATTTGAATTACTCCAAACACTATTATTTTTGTAATATTCAGTTTGAGATAATTCTATAATCATTTTAGTGTCTACACAAACTAAATGATCAGGAGCAAATTCTCTATACAAGGCATTACATCCATAGACTTTGCCTATTTCCTTTAAGTAGTTTGGATGGATTTTTTTTCTGCTGACACCGTTACCTAAAACAAATGCTCTTTTTATCATACGCCTCCGCCAAGTGCTGCTTGAGCTGCTAATCCGTACATTTGTCTAATGTAGTTTAGATCTTTCATTGACTCTTTTCTATGTGCATCACTGGCTTTGCGGGCTTTGTTTATATCTTTTAATGTTAGTCTACTTTTTCTTGTATCATCAACTTTAATCACACTTTGGTCGTCTTGCGGATCGTATGTTTCGTCCTCAACTGGTTCCATTGTATCTTTATCGAAGTAATATAGTTCTCGTAGTATCATATTATTATTTATATAGTTTGTGCCGTTTCAGTAGGTGCTGGTGTTCCGCCTAAATCATTTTCTGTATTTGTTGCCGGTGCTTCTCCAGTGCCGCCATCAATGCCGCCCAAGTCTCCTTCTAGATCAGTTTCCATACCACCTAGGTCTCCTGCAAGGTCAGCACCGCTAAGGCCTGCACCACGCATTTCACCTGCCATGTCATCGTTAACTAGATCTACTAGATTTTCGTCGTTCTCTTCTCTCCACAAACGTTCGTTTTCTGCAATCTCTTCTGCACTTAATCCTAAGAAACGTTGCATAGCAAATCTATTTGAGATATAAGGTATACCTGCCATTTGCGTAAACGTTCCTATTCTGTTGTTATCAAGTTCTGCTTGTCTATATGCTGCAAAGTTTTGTGGTGGTGTTAACCTTAAGTCAAACATTGCAAAATCAATATTTGCACCTTTTGAACCTAAGAATAGTTTGAACTCTTTGTTGAATACTTCTTCAACCATGGATTGCAAACGTTCGCAGTATTTGTTAAAGCGAAGTTCTTGAATATAGGCAGTACCCACACGTCCATCATTGTATTGTGAAGCACCGTCATCTGCTCCAGTTGGTAAGTACGAACTTGGGATACGTAAGCCGCGTACCAACTTATTAGTAAAGTATCTAAGGTCATCAATTTCTCCTAAGTTGGTACCACCCGGAAGTGTTTCAACTTTTGAGCCACGCCCTTCAGCAGTTTGTGGAAAGAAGTAATCTTCGTTGATTGACAGAGGATTATA